CGATCTTGGCTGTGTCAATCGCACCATTTTCGATTTTCGCGTTTTTGACAGCGCCGTCCACAATCTTTGCCGTGGTAATCGCCGCGTCATGGATGTTGGCAGTCTGGATTTCTCCCGCGCCGATCTTCGCGGAGGTGATCACACCATCCTCAATCTGGGCTGCGCCGATGGCCGCATCGCCGATCTTAGCGCGGGTGATAGAAGCATCATCGATCTGGGCTGACCCGATGGCACCCTGGGCAATCTTCGCTCGTACGATGGCGGCATCCTCGATCTGCGCCGTCCCCACGGCGGCTTCACCGATTTTGGCTTTGCTGATGGCAGCGTCCTGGATGTGGGCCGTTTCAATCGCCGCCATCTGGATCTGCACGGAACCGACCGAACCGCTCTGCAGCTGCCCGGTGCCCACAGAGTTGATCGCCAGCTTGCTTCCGGTGATGATGCCGCTGGGAAGCTGACGGGCGCTGATCACGTTGCTTTCCACCGTATCCGCCACGGTACCGAGCGTCATCTGGGTATATTTCTTCGTCAGGCAGTCATAGGTGTACTGCGTCATCCGCATGGACACCCAAACCCCGATGCGGGGAGCGATCACCCGGACGGCATCGCCCAGGTAGATGTTCTGCAGGAAGCCGTATTCCCGGTACTCCTCGGTGTCTGCACAGTTGATAAAGTCCACGCTCAGCGTGACGGTCGGCGTATCGCATCCCGCGTCAAACTGTGCCTGAGCCTGGGAGCGCATCTCCACATAGCACTGTTCCTTGGTTTTCTTGTCGTCGCCGTCGGTCTTTTCCTTGGCTTCCGACACGGCGAGATGAATCCACTTCGGATGGGTATAACTGCCGATGAGCGGGCTGTCCAGAAAGAGTTCCGGCAGGTACAGCACGTTGCCGTCCGCATCCTCGCCCGTGGGCATGATGCGGGTAACCACATCCGTCAGGTCAATGTCGTAGCTGATGCCCAGCAGGTTCTTGGCCTGCCGGATCTGTACGTTGCTGTCCTGACCGACGCGCTTCACCACATACACATCCCACCAGTCGCGGGTCAGTTCGCCTGTGTACTTTTCGACCACACCGCCTTCGCCCAGGAGGGCGTCCACGGGATTGCAGTTTTCGAACTCCACATCCTCGGCCCGGCTGTCCAGGTCGGAATAGAAGGTGAAGTCGTGCTCCGACAGGCAGGAAGAAGAAATGGTCTGCACAACAGAAGCCCCCACCGCAGAGGATGAGGGCTTGTAGGATTTGATCATATTGTCGAGCAGGTCATAGAACACATGCCTGGCGTAAACGGTGATCTTGTCGAGCTCCGGCACCACCCGGTAAATGCGGAAGGGCTGATCCCGCAGCTGCCGGGATTCCACCACGGAGGAGGTTGCCTCGGACGCGGAGCCTTCCGTGTGATCCAGAACCAGGTAGGTAGTGGACATGTACCCGTGCTTTCCATCCGGCGCGGTCACCTCGTACCAGCTGCTGTTGGTCTTTGCGATGACCTGCACGAAGGAGCCGTTCTTATAGGTCGCCAGCACCTTGTACTTGGTGCCCGGCCCGGAGCGCAGGCGCAGGGTGCCTTTCCGGGTTTCCGCGCCGGAAAAGTCCGTGTTCACCCGCCAGACCTCCGTCCGGTTGTCGTCCCCCGGTGCGGTGAAGTTCACGCGGGGTGTCATGGCGGCGGGCACCGGAGCGCGGAGGATGCATCCCTCCACCAGCCGCTGCCATTTCCCGGCTTCATCGATGGGATGCACCAGCGTCAGTTCGTATTCGCCGTTCAGCGTTTCCGTAACCTCTGCCGACAGCGGAGCCAGGGTTCCGTTGCCGTTGGTGGAGAAGTCAGTGCAGTCAGCGGGATAGACGCAGATCATGGGGTAACACCTCCAGAAGGGTAAAAAGAAAGCGCCTCGGCAAAGAGACGCTCAAAGGAATCTTATTCCGATTATCCAGGAATTACAAGGGACTCCTGTCTTTCGTTATGCTGCATTGTCTATTACTTCAGTAATAGCAGACAGCATCGAAATGGATTTTCCGACATCAGGACATCATATAATTATCTTTTATGACAATTTCTCTCAGGTGATCCATGGTCGTGTCCAGTTCATTGCTCATTCTCGCGCACTTTAACAGCGCTGTTTCGATTTCTTGATGATCCGTTAAGGAACCGCTGATTAACACCCATGATGAGTGCTTCCCGCCAGTCGCCCCTTCGTTTTTTTGCGAAATCCCGACAGAATCGCGAAGTTGGCTCGTTTTTCAGCCCTGAACTGGGCTTTTTCTGGCCTTCCAGGGCTCTTTTCCTTTCTTTTCCCTCCTTTTGGGCATACCTGTCCTGCCGTCGTCCGTCAGATGCTTCTCCCGGCTCTCACACACGTCAGCAAATTGGCGCTGGCTGCCAGAATGAACAGCCGGTTTTCATTCTTTTTCAATCCCCTGTACCGCGTCTTCCGGTAGCCAAACTCTACCTTGATGTATCGAAATACAAACTCCACTTTGCTGCGTACCCGGGATTTCATCCGGTCCATCTCTCTGGCCCAGAAACTGCTCACCGTCAGCCCGCCGCGGTATATCTTGCCCTTGCGGCCATTGATATCAAATCTGATACCTGACTTCTTTGCGTCGTCCTGCATCTCAGGTCGTTTCTCCAGCCCCGCATACCCGTTGTCGCCATATACTGCGTGGTCGTCTTCCCGGAGCAGACGGTGTGCCTGCGTCACGTCCTGCACGCTTGCCGTCGTGGTCACCAGGCTGTGAATCAAGCCGCTGCCCGCGTCCACTCCCACGTGCGCCTTCATCCCAAAGTGCCAATTGCTTCCCTTGCGGGTCGAGGTCATCTCTTCATCCCGCTTCTTGTCCGCGTTCTTCACCGACGCCGGCGCGCTGATGATTGTGGCGTCCACAATGGTGCCCCCGCGCATGAAATGCCCACCCGCCTCCAACGCGCGGTTGATGGCCTCAAACATCGCCTTCCCCAACGCGCTTTCCTCCAAAATCCGCCGGAAGTGCAGCAGCGTTGTGGCGTCGGGCGCGTTCTCCTGCATGAAATCCAGCTTCATGAACTTGCGCATCGCATAACTGTCGAACACGGCATCCTCCACTCCCTCGTCCGACAGATTGAACCAGGATTGCAGCAAGTACATGCGAAGCATTTTCTCAATACCCACCGGCGGGCGGCCCCGCTCCCCGGCGTAGTAATGCGGTTTGACAAGGTTCACCCACTCGTCCCACGGGATGATTTCTTCCATCACGTCCAGGAATTGCTCCCGCTTGGAAACCTTGCGGCGACCGCCATATTCCACATCCGTAAAACTCTGCTGTCCCATATCATGCTCCGCCTGTTCTCTCTGCTTGTCATGCCTATTATACTATGTAACTGTCAGCACTGCCGGATGATGGGCAATAAATCAGCAGATCCTTAAGTCCTTTTTATATCGAAGCTGATGCTCAAGGCTTGCCCATGAATCCATTGCAACGGTGCGCAGTTGTACCTCAACCTTCATTATGCGCTTTTGATTTGATAGAAAAACGGGGATCGCTATAATGAGGTGAAGACTTCTATACCCGTTCTCCTTTGGAGAACTGATATAATCTTTTCTTTTTATCAGGGTAATATCGTCCTGCTCAAGCAGTGCCTTTTCAAGATAATATACATCGCTGACAAAGGCACAAACCACGCGTATACCGGCTATGTCAGCGATTCCCTCTTCAATTGCTTCTATGCTTGGAGGAAGATTTTTCCGAATCATCTTTTCTCTGATGCTGACGCCGTTTTTTAATCGCGTATGGATATTGTTGATAGGATTCCTGTCATGCAGAAGGGAAAACTCCTCATTCAGGACGCGGAATTTTGTCTCTATTTCCATCATAGCACACTGATAGCAGGACATAAGCTGTCTAAAAGCCAGCAGCATTTCTCTTGCTTCTTCCGGCGTTTTGTCACCAAAAATTTCTTTGAGTTGTTCTTGAAGCATATCGTTTGAGGTTTCTTCTTCATACTCTTTCATGATCATACCACCTCTTCCGTATTCAATTTTTTCAACGCCTTACGGAACTGGAAATAGAAAAGAATACTTGTGAATGTCACAGCGATGACATCTGCAACTGGCTCGGCCAGATACACGTCTAACGCCTTATTTTCCAGTATACCGATACTCGGAACTATATAGATCAACGGAATCAGCAGAACGAACTTGCGTACGACAGCTACGATGATGGAACAGACTGCATTGCCGACAGAAGTAAATGTAAGCTGACAGGCAATCTGTATTCCAAAGAGGAACATAGCCGCACAATAAATCCGCAGGGCTCTGACTGAATAATCCAGGAGCGCGGCGTCGCTGGAGAAGATCCCGGCAAATACTCTCGGAAACAGCATTATGGCGAGCCACAATACGACAGAATACGTCATACAAACATTGCGAAGCAGGTGAAATGTTTCTTTTACGCGTCCCGCATTCCGAGCTCCGTAGTTATAGCTGGATATTGGCTGTGCTCCCTGACCGATGCCCTGCATGGGCAGCATGGCAAATTGCATGGTGCTTGTGCAAATCGTCATAGCGCCGACAGCAATGTCCCCGCCGTACTTCAGCAAAGAGGAATTGAAGCATGCTGCAATTACACTTTCGCTGATTTGCATGATGAAGGTCGCCAGACCCAGCGTGACACAGGGAACGATCACTTCACCTTTCAGAGCGAGATAACAACCCCGAAGCCGCAACCGTGTCTTTTTGCCGCACAGAAAGACGATACACCAGACACAGGATGCAGCCTGAGACAGAATAGTTGCCAGAGCGGCACCCTGTACACCCATATCGAATACAAAGATAAATAATGGATCAAGCACAAGATTGAGCACTGCGCCGATCAGAACCGTCAGCATTCCGGTTTTTGCAAAGCCCTGGGCCGTAATAAACATGTTCAGCCCCAGTGTCAGCTGTACAAAAGCTGTGCCGATGGCATAGACATTCATGTAAGAGACTGCATATTCTATCGTATTTTCACTGGCTCCAAACTGCATCAGAATCTGCCGGTTGAAAAGCAGCAGGATTGCTGTCAGAACGGCAGAGATGATCAAAAGCAGAGAGAAACAGTTTCCCAGAATGTTCTCTGCCGCGGTGTCATTTTTCCTGCCCATTTCAATAGACGCCCTTGGCGCGCCGCCGGAGGAAACCAGAGCAGCGAATGCGGATACCATCAGGATGATGGGCATGCATACGCCGACGCCTGTTAGCGCTAACGCACCGTTGTCCGGCATGTGACCGATATAAATCCGGTCGATCACGTTATAAAGCATATTGACCAGTTGGGCCACAACCGTAGGAACAGCCAGCCTGAACAGCAGCTTTTTGATTGGCTCACGGCCAAGGAATTCTTTATCATCATGCATGGTTTAAGCCTCCTTCATACCTTTTACGGCATTTTCACCGATCTTGTCCAGGTACATCTGGAAATTCCGGATCTCCGTTTCTGACAGTCCAGCGGTCAGCATCTCCAAATACGCGGACTGGGCGCTTTGCCCTCTGCTGATGATTTCATTTGACTCTGGCTGTAGAACAAGATGTGTCGTCCGATGGTCTCCGTTGCGACTTTCCTTTCGCAGCAGGTGACTTTCCTCAAGAGAGCGGATCGAAATGGAGACATGTGATTTGGTGAGATATCTCTTTTCTACAATCTCCTTCGCTGTATCATATTCAGGGTTGTTGGCCAGGAAGAGAAGGATGTTTAATTCCATCGCCGTCAAACCATATTCGCGGCAGATCGGTTCCATCTGTTTCTCGTAAAGCTTCATACTACAGGCAACAAAGTCCAATACTTTCATGATGTTCCTCGATATCTTGAAATATAGAACAGTTCAATTTGAACTGTTCTATTTAGAATTATACTGCTGTCGATAATATTTGTCAAGATAATCGGATGAGCACTGTGCACCGGAAGATCATATAGATCGCCAATTTGGCCGAATAACGATCTTCGTCACCGTCCCAGTCCAGCTGATGGCATTCGCGCCCGGCTTCAGCACCGGAAACTCTCCGGTCATGTGGTCATTCATCAGGGTACTGCCCAGATAGGCTTCCTGCAAGGCGCAGTCAAGGACGATGCTCCCGGAGATATTTTCCAGTTCCACGATGGCCGTCCCCACCATGAGCGTAATGTCTCCGGAGCCGTACACCGTAAGGATCGGCTCGGAATAAACGCTGCCGGGATTGGTGACCATGGTGCCTGAGGTGGTAACGGTGATGGTGGCCGTGTCCTCCTGATACCAGAATGGAAAACAGCGGAAGTTGACGGCAAAGGTACAGTGCGGATTGCCCCGGAGCACCTTTTCAAAGGGGATCTGGTTGGCGATCCGGGCCTTGTAATACCCGCCAGTACGATTGGCAAAGGTGACCGTGCCTGCTCCCTTCAGCCATGCGGCGATGGCGGGGATCTGTGTCGGATCAGCGATTAAACAGGTGGCGGTCAGCAGCAGATCGTCATACACGTCTTCGCCTTCCAACTGCGTCAGGCTTCCAGGCCTGCCGGGCACATTGGTCTGAGTGCTCCGTTCGGCGGGAATGGTGATGGGCGGCTGCTCCGTCACATGGATGCCGTATTCCCGGCAGTCAGTGCCGTTCCAGATGAAATAATCCTGCATGGCGTTCCTCCAAAGACGTCAAAAGGCCACCTTTTGACGGGCGGCCCATGACGGTTGTGTGTTCAGTCGATTCTGCGGATGATGTCAATTCCATGGATGGCTGCGAGGGTCGAGCCGTTGGCCCAGGCCACATGCACACCGCCCGCGTCGTCCACAAACATGACCTCTCCGGTCAAGCCGGGAACCATGTCCTTGCGCGGTTCCTCGAACATCTGCACCAGTTCCACATGGCATCCCGGCGGATAATCCTCCCGGAGCTTTGTCAGCACCTCCGGCCTGATCTGCATCATGAATCCCATGGCGTCAGCCTCCTTCTGATTTTGGGTAGCAGTATTACTCACTCTGTTCCGGGAGAAAGTCAAGATAAGAATTACGCCATCCGCAGGCCCCGGCCCCTCTGCTGTCTGCGAGTCAGGGTGGCGATCTCAATGGCAAGGGAGCGGATGTCCTGCTCATCCCTGATATAGAAATTGCTGCCTGAGAAGCTGATGGAAGAGTTGCTGTTGTAGGTTTTCCGATTGTCCGTGGTGCCAAAGGCCACAGCGCCTTCCTGGGCCTCTCCGGTCAGGTACCGGGCAGCGTTCTTCACGATGCGGGCCTGCACCCGACTTTCCTTCAGAATGCCTTCACCAAAGCCCTTCATGGTCATGGTGCCGACCTCATCCCGGAATACCTTTGACGGCGATGCGATCTTCAGTTCCTTCTTGGCGGCGTTCACGGCAGCACGGGCAGCGGACTGCATGGCGCTGACTACACCGGAGCGCCCGGCATTGATGCCCGCCTTCAGGCCCGCCATGGCATTGGTACCGATGGATTTCAGGCTGGTGGCGGTCAGGCTGCGTGAAACAGCGTTCTTCACATTGGCAGATACCGTTGTGCCTGCATTGGTCATATCATAGGCCGTCAGAGCGCCAGCCAGCCCGGCCATCGCCGTTGTGCCGGAAGGGCTCATGACTTCACTGCCAAGGGCAGCGGTGATGGCAGTTTCCAGATTGGTCGCAAGGGCCGCTGCATCCGTAGAAAAGTCGTAGCAGCCCATGCCTGCGCCGACGCCTGCCGCGACATATTCGCCAGCGGGCTTCATACGCTCGGACGGGCTGTTGATGATTAGCGCGGAGTTGATGGCCGTCTCCAGGTTGGTGGCCAGCGTCTCAGCGTCCGTATCCCATCCGGCGGCGGTCATGCCTTCCGCGATGCCTTCGGTCACGTTCTGGCCGACACCCACGGAGTCCAAGTCCTGCACGAACTGCAGGATCTTCTTCAGGTTGTCGACATCCTCCCGGCCAACTTCCTGCCCGTTCTGGATGGCGGTGACGACCTCGGAAACATAGGTGGCCAGCTGGGCCACATTCTCCGGATCGAAGTCGTTGATCATGGACTGGTTCAGCGTCCGCATGATGCCTTCGTTGCCGCCGTAGATGAAGTTGTACCACTGATCCATGTCTCCCTTGGCATTCTTGATCCGCTGCATGGCGGAGTCAATATAATCCATAAGCGATTTGGGCATGATGCCCGTCAGGGCGGTGCCGATTGCGGTCATGCCCAGCTGATCCACTTCGGCGACCTGCTCGCGCATTTCCGCGATAGCTTCCGGTGCGCCGGTGATCTCCGTGGTCAGCAGGATGTGCATGGTACCGTCCTTGTCCAGGATGGCCACATCCTCGGGCCGGAGCATGTCGGAGGTGACAGCGGTGACAGGGATCTCTTCGCCGTCCTTCCAGTATTTCACCCCGGACTCGCCCAGCACTCCGCTGGGGTCTTCATACACTTCAGACAGCCGGACGACGCCTTCCACCTCGACCTTGTTGTTCCGCAGCCAGCGGCGGTAAGCCAGCAGATCATACCCGGACAGGCCCACCTGCATGTTCAGGGTGGGCTTCTTCACGCCTGCGGCTTCCTTGTATTCCGTGATGTAGGCAGTGAACTCCCGGAGGAGCTCGGACTTGTCACAACCCGTCGCCTCGGCGAACTTGGTCACGATGCCTTCCACCTGGGCGGAGGTCAGCGCAGACACATCCACATTTTCGGCTTCAGCGTATTTGGTGATCAGGCCAACTACATCAGAGGGCTTCAGGGCAGCGGTGGAAGCGCCGCCAGTGACCTCCTCATAGGCCATGACGAAGGCCGTCACCGCTTCCGGCGTCAGCCCGGTGGTATCGACCTTGTTGTCCTCCAGGTATTTGAACACATAGGCCGTGATCTCGCTGGGCTTCAGCTGGGTGACGTCGGTGCCGGATGCCAGTTCCTTGTAGGCGCTGACCATAGCGGTCACGTTGGTGGGATTCAGCGCGGAGACATCGGTGCCCGTAGTGGCTTCCGCATAGGTCTGCACGTAGGCCACCAGTCCGGCAGGCGTCAGGGAGGATTTATCCGCGCCTTCCGGCTGCTCGGTGTACTTCGCCACAAAGGCGTCCACCAGCGGCTGCTGTTTCGTCGCGTTCTCCGCTTCCGTGTACCCCTGGATAATGGCATCCGTGGTAATGGCTCCAGGATTGCTGGCCCATTCATCCCAGCGGGCCTGCGCTCCGGTCATGTCCAGATCGGTGGTGATCTTCAGGACTTCCTCGCCAATGGCCTCGCCGAACATCTCGTTCAGGCTGGTCAGGTTGGTGTCCCACTTGTTCTGGTTCAGGTAGGTCTGGATCGCTGCCAGCTGCTCCAGCGCGGAGGAAAAGTCGATATCCGGGAACATGGCCTGCACCTCGGATTCCGACATGCCGCTGTCCAGCAGGGACTGGATCTGGGTCAGCAGGCCGATGTATTCCGTCAGCGCTCCTTCGTCCATGCTGGCGGTCAGCTGGTTCAGCTGCGGCAGGAAGGATTTCTTCTCCGCATCGGTGGAGGCCGCGCTGTACTGACGGAGCAGCTGCATCAGGTCGCCGACCTGGGTCTTGACTTCCTGGATGTCGCTCTGCTGCCAGACGGGCATCACGACGTCAGCCATCAGCTGGGCGTATTCCATGGCGGCGGCACGACGGTCACTGTTGTACTTGGCGTTCAGGGCATCCAGAGCCTGCTGGCGCTCCGTGCTGTCCTCGATCAGCTGGATCAGGGTGTATTCCTTGTCATACTGCTCGTCCAGAGAAGAGTTCACAGCCGACATGCCCTCTGCGGCAGCGACCATGGCGTTTTCATACACCGTCGCGCTGACTTCCTGCCCACGGGCTTCTGCACGGGCTACCTCGGCTTCCACCTTGTTCCGGATGGTGTCGAAGCCGTCCGTGTCAGCGGCGGTCAGATGATACTTGACCTCAATGGCCTCTCGGGTATCGATGAGCTCCTGCAGGCGGACTTTATCCCGCTCGCTCAGCTTCTTGTTCTGCTTCTTTTTCAGCAGCCGGGCGATCTCCTTGTCCATGGAGTCGAGGGTATCGATGTCAGCCTGCAGCTGCGCAGAAACGGAAGCGTACCCGGCCTGATCGGCGGTCTGCTTCAGGGAATTCAATTCATCACGGGTACTGGCGGTCAGGCTCTTGAAAGAATCCGTCCACTCGGTGACGATCTCGTTGGTTTCCTTCTTGCCGTCCGACCAGACGTCCAGCAGGCCGTTCAGCCATTCGCGGCTGTTTCCTGTGGCCCGCTTGAAGTCATCCTTGCTCATGCCGAAGAAGGACAGACCCTGGCTGCTGCCGTAGAAGGTTTCTGCAGCGGTTTCCTTCCATGACTTGGCGGTCTTCGCCATGCCCTCCAGCGCTTCACGGGCGGCTTTGGCTCCGGACGCGACGTCCACCAGCTTCACTGCACCGTACACCAGCGCAGCGGCGAGGGCCACCATGGCCAGTTTGGATGAAGTCAGGGTTTTGATAAATCCGCCCAGACCGCCGCCTGCCATACTGACCTTGGCGGAGAACTTTCCGATGGCGGTGAAGGCTTTCCCCATAGCGCCTGTCACGGTGCCGACCGCGCCGACCACCTTCCCGAGCACCAGTACGACCGGGCCAACAGCGGCGGCAAAAGCAGCCCATTTCACGATGGACTGCCGCTGTGTCGCGTCCAGGGACAGGAACTTCTGCAGTAGGTCGTTGGCTTTATCGATGATCTGCTGGATCGTCGGGTTCAGGTCGTCGCCGATCTGTCGGGCAAACATGAGCGCCGTATTCTTCAGATTGATCAGGCGGGATTTTGTGGTGGCGTACCGCTTATTAGCTTCCGTGGTCAGAGCGGTGTTCTTCGCCCATGCCTTATTGGCAGTATCCTGTGTTTTGCTGAAAAGCTCTGTGGCGTTGGTCGCACGGAGCAGTGTGTCCCTGAGCCGGATCTCAGCGATCCCGATATCGTCCAGGGTTTTGATGGCGCTGACGCCCTGCTCGTCCATTTTGGACAGGCCCACGATAAACGCCTGAAACGCGGAAGCAGCATCCCGCTCCCACAGGGACTTAAACTCGGATGCCGTCATGCCGGAGACCTTGGCGAAGTCCTCCAGCGCTTCACCGCCCGTCGCGGCGGCAACCTCCATTTTTATCAGAGCCTTACTGAACGCGGAACCGCCCATCTGGGATTCAATGCCAACAGAGGACAGGGCAGCGGCAAAGCCCAGGATCTGCGCTTCCGAAAGTCCGACCTGCTTGCCCGCGCCAGCGAGGCGAAGGGACATAGCCATGATTTCCGATTCAGTGGTGGCGTAATTGTTTCCCAGGTCAACCAGCGTGGAGCCGAGGTTCTGGAACTCGTTCTGGCTCATACCCATGATGTTGGCAAACCGGGCGGCTTCACTGGCTGCATCCGCAGCGACCATGTTCGTGCTGTTGCCCAGGTCGATCATGGTACGGGTAAACTCAGCCAGGTGCTCGTTCTCAATGCCCAACTGTCCGGCGATGGACATGACCTCCGCGATATCCTCAGCGGAGGCGGCAACTTCCGTGCTCATCTGCTTCACGGAATCGGACAGGGCGTTATATTCATCTTCGGTGGCGTCCACGGTCTTCCGGACGTCGGCAAAGGCATATTCATAGTCGATGCTGGCCTTCACAGCAGCAGTGCCAAGCGCCGTGATGGGAGCCGTGACATGGGTCGTGAGGGATTTCCCGGCCTTGGTCATGGCCTTCGAGATCGTTTCGCACTTCTTGGAGATGGCGGTCAGGGATTCACCTGCCTGCGTCCATGCGGACTGCATCCGGTACAGCTGCTCCGTCAGCTTCCGGATTTCAGCTTCCGTTTCCTTGGCTGCGGCCTTGGCGTTGTTCAGGTCAGTGGTGGCCTTGCTGACAGCATCCGCGCTGTTCTGCATGGTCTTCTGCAGGGCTTTGACTTGGCCTTCCAGCTTGGTGACCTCGGCGGTCGCTTCTTCGTATTCCTGCTGATAGGCCTCCAGATTCTGCTTGGCGGCGATGGTCGCGGAGTCTGTTTCGCCCAGGGAATCACGGTAATTCTCATAGGCGACGGTAGCTGTTTCCACCTCAAAGCGTAGGTCTTCCTGCCGTGCCTTTGCCTGCTCCAGCCGCTGGGTGTAATCCTGATGGCGGTCGTAGTTTTCCTTCAGCTTATCATTTGCCGCCACCAGCGCCCGGCTGTACTGCTCCATGGCCCGCTGCTGCTGGGTGAGCTTCTGTCCCAGCATGGACAGCTTTGCTTCCGTGCCCGCGATGGTCTTTTCATAATTTTGAACGCCAGCCCCGGCCAGGCGGAAGGTGGACTCGGCTTCCTTGATCTGCTGGTTGATGGTGCGCATGTTGCGCGAGAAATTGCTGGAATCCAGCGACAGCGCGACCACCAGTTCGCGCAGGGTTTCAGCCATAAAAGTTCACCTCTTTTTGATTGCAGGAGATTCGGGGAGAATGGTAGAATACTGGTTAGGAGCTTCGGCTCGATAACTCGAAATTTATGGAGGCGTAAGATGGCGCATATTATCTGGTGTGGGAATAAAAAATGGGATAGCGAATTCCCTGAAAAACCATTACCTGAAAATGCTGTAAAAATGGAGAGAGATGCCAACATCTTTACTGGCAGCCTCATATATGGGGTCGTTCCTTTTTTAATCTGCCTCCTAATCATCTATATTAAGTGGCATTGGCTGGGGACTAAAACAGTTTACCCTGCTCTTGTTCCGGTAGGGATTCTGATAGGATTGATTCTGATGCCAGTTCACGAATTGTTGCATGCAGTTTGTTATTGCAAAGGCCAAACGGTATATATAGGGATCTCTCTTGAAAAATTAGCAGCCTTTGCAGTTTGTCATGAGAAAATCAGTAGGCGTAGGTTCGTTGTTATGAGTCTAATGCCAATTCTTTTGGGAATCATACCGCTTGCTGTATTTTTGATCGGGCCATCGTCTCCCATCCTTAGCGCAATATGTATACCGACCGGTATTATCGGAATGTTAAGCCCTATGCCGGATTATATGGATGTTCACATGGTACATAAACAAGTGCCGAAAGGAGCTTATATTCAATCTCAGAATGATGGATTCTATTGGTTCAGATAAATTCCAGTTTTTCGGTCTGCATCATCCCGGTTTCACGCCCGGCCAGACTTCATCAATGAAGCGCTGCCGGGGCTTTTTCTTTTCCTGCTCCCGTTTGGCATCCCATGCCCGCAGGCGAAGGAAGCCCAGCATATCCATCTCGTCGATTTCCTTCATCCGCCAGCCGTTCTTCATCAGTTCGTTGTAGGTGGCATAGATGTATTCCGGCAGGGTCAGGCTTCCTGCGGGATCGTCACTTCCGGATTCTCCGCCTCCGCCAGAATCTGCTCCGCTTCCTGCACCGCCGGAATCGTAGGGAAAGTGTCCAGCACCTCCGTGGTCTGGGTCTGGGTGGCCATCAGCGCCAGCGCGATGTCATGCATCAGACGGTCAGCGGGATAGTTGTCGTAGACCTCATCCGGCGTGAACTGATTGTTGAACAGGATGCAGAACCATTTCACCATGGTGTCCAGGGCATCGGTCACAGTCAGCTGTTCCTGGGAGACATCTTTGCCCTCGGTCGCGTCCTGGGACAGGCGCACCAGCCTGCCGTACATTTTGGAAGCGGGCTCCATTTCGCGCAGGGCTCTGCCGGAAACGAAGTCCACAGTGTATTTCTTTTCACCGAGCGTACAGGTGATCATATTCATACCTCCAAAACTCAGAAAATAGCTGCCGCACAGCGTCATGGCCGTGCGGCAGCAGGTGTGGTGATGCTTACGGGCTGGGCGGTGTGATCACAGGCGTATACACGGACTGCAGGAAGGTTTCACCCTTCTCAGCCGTGAAGCCGTTCTCGCCCTCATCGGCAACAGCCTGGTAGCGCCCGTCATTGGTGCGCTTGATGGCAGTCCATTCCACATCGCCTGTCTGGCGGGTGATCGTGGTGCCCTCCTTGGTGGCGTAGTTCTCGGTCAGGGGCTTGGCCCGCACCTTGTACAGCCACACATAGCGGAACTTGTGGTTGGACTTCTCGCTCTTGAAGCCCACGGCGAAGTACGGGGGCTTGTCCGTGGAAGAGCGGATCAGGACACCGTTGTCGTCGATCTGATTGCCGAAAATCTTCTCCTGGATGGCCAGCGGAATGTCCGCCATCTTCGTGGTGAAGGTGAGCTCAGGATCGGGATACAGCACATCGAATTCGATATCGTCGGCGTACTGGATGTCCGGGTCGGCGTTCTCAGGGGTGATGCTGGCTTCAATCGCGCCAGCAACCAGCTGCAGATCGCCATAGGTCAGGGTTTCCTCGGTGTCGACCTCCAGAGGGGCGATCACCATGTTCTTCAGACCAACCGTGGAAGATACGGTCGGAGAAGCGGCAGGAGTATTAGCCATAATGATTTACCTCCAATTCATCGGTTCTTGAGCTCGTCCCGCAGGACGCGCTTGATTTCGGAAAAGGCCTCATCGGCCCGGGTGTCGAAGGCAGGCCGCACAAAAGGATGCGCGGGGGCCGGAGCAGGCCCGCCGTGTCCAAACTCCACAGGGTTGGCGTAGTACGCGCCGTTCTCTGAGTGGTGGACACCGATGGTGATCTGCTTGCCGCCTCCGCGCTTCTGTTTGACCTTGCCCGTATGGATGGATGAGTGCAGGGCATCCGTGATGATCTTCGGGTCGGTGCTGGCGTTGTGGAGCATCTGCTCCTCAATGGGCACAGCGCCCGCCTTCAGGGCACGGTTCACTCCCGGCCCCTGATCCAGCGCATAGGCCATGTTCACCATGTCGTTCTGGAGATCATCAAAGCCCCTCAGTTCAATTGCCATAGTCCACATCCTCCCTCCAGCACCATGTCCACTGCACCGTGTACTGCCGGGTGGCCGTGTCGTAGGCGGGCTGGTTGTAGCCCTTGTCGGATTCCTCCACCATGGTGAAGCCGTAGGCGTACATGGCCTGCCGGATCGTATCCGCCATGTCGGTCGGGTCGATATCGCTCCACAGGTTCAGGTACACATAGGTGCGCAGGCTGGTCACATGATCGTCATGATGGCTGGCTTCCGTGGTGGTCGTGGAATAGACGCAATACTGCACGGGCGGATTCTGGTTGGGCGAAGTGGCCCGCCAGACGCCTGCGTAAACCGGGATGCCGATATCCTTGAGCGCCGCGTTGACCTGCTTCATCCGCTCACCCCCTTGGCAATAGAAGCCTTCAGGCCCAGATAGGTGCGCTTGAAGCTGTACTCGCCCAGAGTGGAGATGTTCCATTTATCTCCCTGAAAGCGCACCCACATGCCGGGCTTGATGTCTTCCCGGTACCGGATGGTGAAGTTGATGACGGCCTCAGTGTTCATGACGTCCGCGCTGCGGTAGTGCTGGTTTCCGGCGTCCGTCACAGCGGCCCATACGCGGCATACCACTACATCCGTAGGTTCCGGATAGCCATTTTCATTGATCTGGTTCTCGGTGTATCCGATCTCGATCATGTGACGCAGGTCTCCGGGATGCGGATCGCTGTCGAAGTTTTTATAACCGCGCACAGGTCATCGCCTCCTCAGAACATCTTTTCCGGATCGCGGTACGGATACAGCAGACTGTCGAAGGCCATCCGGGTGGCCTTGTAGGTGGTCATGTCCGGGATGTCCCGGTTTTCATAGTAGAAGCTGGTCATGAGGATGACCGCCAGCCGGACGGGTTCCGGTGCTTCCGGCACATTTCCATCCTCGTCAGGTTCCTCAAAGGAAACCCGGCAGTAATCCTCAGCGGCGGTCTGCGCCTGCTTGATCAGGCTTTCGATGTAGTCATCCTCCTCATCGTGCTGGATGCGCAGATGGGTTTTGACCTCATCGACCGTGACGATCATCAGGAACCACCGCCCTCAGTTCCCTCGGCAGGCGTTTCAGGGTCAGTGGTTTCAGGCTCCGTCGCGGCAGGCGCTGTCGCGGACAGCACTCCGGCGGTGCGCAGCGCGACCAGCAGGGCGTTGAAGTCATTCTTCAGGTTGGCTACGGTGGTCGCCTCGCTGTCAGCCACATAAGGAGCGGTACCGGAAGCCGCGTTTCCGCTGGCGCTGCCGGGAAAATTCTCGACCTCCGCGCCATCCAGAAAGGTCAGCTTGCCGCCGATCACCAGCTGTTCGCCGCCATGAGCAAAGTAGTTCTTGGTGTTGTAAGTGTTCGCCATACGTCATTCCTCCTTATCAAAGGGAGCCGCCCGGCATCAGACGGCTCCCTGGATCACGGCTTACGCCTGCTGGAGCACCTTCACGGCCTCCGGCAGGATCAGCTTGCCGTCGACACGCTGGGAAGCAAGGAAGCCAACCTGGCCCGTGGGAGCATAGAGCTCGTTCAGGCGCTTGAAGGAGCGGCCTTCACGGTCAGCCACCCAGTAGTAGCCCAGGTCGCCGAACAGGATGGTCTTGTTCCCGGTCGCCAGGGTGGGCATGAAGGTAGAGGTGTACACCGGGCGGTTCAGGATGGTATCCGGAGTCGCAGCGGTGACAGCGGGCTGCCACAGGTACTGGCCCTGGCCGTCCTTCAGCTTCCGCAGCGCCTTGACGGTGCTGTCGTTCATGATGAACACGGAATTGCGGCGGTAAGGAGCCCGCAGGCTGTAGAACAGATCCATCACCTCATCGAAGGTCACGGCATCTGCCTTCGCGGCAGTCACGCCAACCCCGGCACCGCCCGTCGCGGCCAGGATGCCCAGAGGACGTCCGGTGCCGTTCCCGGTGAAGAAGGCTTCCTCCTCGGCAGCGCCGATCCGGCGGGCAAACTCCTTAGCGATATAGCTGGGCATGTCGAAGACGGAGTCGTTCAGAAGCTCCTCGCTGATCTTGATCATGGTGGCCAGCTTATACGCGCCGATGGAAACCTGACCGAAGGAATCGTCGCTCTCGGGATAGGCGGCTTCCTCATCGATCCAGCTTGCGGTGCCCTTGGACGCGACCACGGGGATCTTCCGCTCACCGGAAGAGGTGTGGATCACATGGGCCAGCTGACGGAAGATGTTCTGGTCTTCCAGGGCTTCGATCAGGGTGCGCTCGTACTCGTCAGGAACGAGATAGCCGCCCTCAGTGTCAGTGCCGACCTGCAGGGCGTTCAGCACTTCATGGGACACGGACTTGGAGCGCATCACGTTCCAGAAGTTCTTGGTGTAGTCCTTGGTACCGCGTCCGGTCTTGCTGACGGGAGCTTCCTCCTCCAGCCGGGTAACAGGCGCGGAAGCCAGCGGCTTGCTGGTGGCCTTGGACATCTCCACATCGAGGGCTTCCAGCTTCTCCAGCCGCATAACCTCCTTGCCGAGCTTGTCCACTTCATCCATCATCTTGTTGAAGATGGCGTCGTCCTCTGCGGACAGAGTGCCGTCCGTGCCGCGATGGCTTTCCAGAAAAGCCTTGGCGGCGTTCCAGGTCTGTACGCGCTTGTCGCGCAGGTTCATGAGTTCATTCATAATGATCATCCTCCTCAAAGGTACTTGGTGCGCTGCAGGCGGGCTTCCGCTTCCGCAGCAGGTACACGGTTTTCATCGACCGGGGCCTTTTCAGGCTCAGGCTTGGGAACGGAAGCCATCACGCGGTTCATGAGGCAGGCCGCAGCCGTCTTCCGGGCAAAAGAAAAGCCCGACACGTTTTGGGTGTCAGGCTGCGCATCGCCCTCGGCGAACATGACCTCGTCACAGAAACCGAGTTCCTTGGCTTTCCAGGCGTTCATCCACGTTTCGCTGTCCATGAGATGGCTCAGTTTGGTACGGGACTGACCAGTCTTGATCTGGTAGGCGTTGATGATGCTCTCTTTCACCTCATCCAGCAGCTGGATGGCTTTACGCATTTCATCGGAATCGCCCATGGCTGCGGTGAAGGGATTGTGGATCATCATCATGCTGGTGGGGCTCATGCGGACATGTGTACCCGCCATGGCAATCACGCTGGCGGCGCTCGCCGCCATGCCGTCAATCTGCACGGTGACATCGTGGGGATAATCCATGAGCATGGTGTAGATTTGGCTGGCCGCGATGCAGTCGCCGCCGGGGCTGTTGATGTGGAGCGTGATCGGGCCGTCACCGGAGAAAAGCTCCTCCTTGAACATGGCCGGAGTCACGTCGTCCGCAAACCAGCTCTCCTCAGCGATCACGCCTTCCAGATAAAGGGTGCGGGTCTCATCATCGTTTTTGACCCAGTTCCAGAAATGACGCATGGGGATCACTTCCTTTCACGGGAGCGCTGCTCGGCTGTCTGCGTCGGTTCAGCCGGGGCCTGTGCCTTCATGGCGGTTGTAATGGGGATC